GATGAAATACTCTTACCGCTCTGTCGACAGGCGAGGACAATCGAGAAACGATTATCATTAAAATGGTTGAACATATTTTCCTGATACGGATAAAGGTCAAAGTTGACGAGACCTTTGTCGAGTGATATGATTTTGACATATTTCCTTGCGAAATACGAAGGGTCTTTCATACACTTGGCATACTCAACAACTTGCTCTTCAGTCCATTGTTGTTGTACGCCATCCCGTTTTACATTAATATTACCAAGGTAACTATCATTCATCCTGATCGCTAACATCAATCACCTTCTCATCATTTTGTTGCAGTATTCTCTGCAGGTCAGTGGTACTTCCTATGAAAACATTATTATTAGTGATTGCCTTTTGTTCTTCTTTCTTAGGATCGTTCGTAATTTCCATGTTCTTTTTATTTAGATCCATCAGTTTATCGGTCACATCAGCGATGTTCTTGATCATGCCGGATAGCACTTCGAACGCACGTGGGTGCTCGCTCTCGCGCGCGACCTCCATCATTAGGTCCATCCCGCGTTTACCGTTCTCGATCAAATCGAGATACGTATCTCGGGAAGTCTCGTAATCGTCCTTGATGTTTTTCTTATCTTGATCTGTCACGGAATATCTCCTCCACCTTCATATTCTTCAAACGCTTGAAGTAATACACTCCAACTGTCAGAATTGTTCGAATTTGTCTTCTCTCGAATTTCAAATGTAATGTAAACGTCACCAGAGAAATTAGGGTCAGTGACTGAAACAGTCCATGTCCTATTTTGATCAAGAGATTCCCATGTCCCGAAACTTCCAGTAACTACGCCAGAGTAATAATTTCGAGTCGCCCTGATTTCATAGTCACCTGCGTTTGCAGGTAAGTTTGTAGTTGGATTTAACCAAGTCCCGACTGTGTTTGTGACGCTCTGATTAGTCGGGTTTGAACTCATGATATCACCATCAGGTTCAAACCGAACTGTTGTTGTTACTGTTTGACTGCTCGATGTCGTAATGATATCAAAGGGTTTGCTTGAGATCTGTACCAGATCAGATTGAGTTGTATCATTAATATTGACGAGGCGATTTGCCAGCGTAGAACCTAAGTGTGAGTCAGAAACTTCGAATGTGTATGACTCGTCTTGCAGGTCATCGTTTTCTTCTATATCAACACGGAATGTTCCGGAATTAGAAGATACGCTAAATGTTCCTGTTGCTTCGTATGTGGTACTGAAATCGTCAAAGGTTTCAGGTTGAGCAAAATGGAAATCGTAACCAATTGGCAAAGAAGACAGCGGTATGGCGCTACTCATCGTCACCCCTGAACCTGCAGAAATACCGACGATGGTACCAGGAATATCCGGAGTGTTAGATTTCATACCTGTTGCAAGGTTGGTTGTATCTTGCAAGTAAATGAAGAATGTTCCCTGCGGGCAGACCTGATCTGTTCTAACTGAGTATATATCTGTAGTCTTATAGTGGTATGTACCGTTCTGAATATTCGTCCCGCTGAAAGTGAAGTTAATTGTATCCCCTTCGTTTGCAGAGTCGTTTGTAAGGTCCGTAACGAGCGTTGCAGCGATAGTATCATCTGACAGAGTAAATGTATCAGTAGAAACAATCATGCCGCTGTGACTGTTTATTCGTGCAGTAATTGTACCGAGTTGATCTCCTTGACTGCTGTCAGAAGATATCGTGTCGAAATCAATGCTTGTACTACTACTCACCGACAACGTCTTTTGAGTTACAGGGAATCGACTCGTTACTCCTGAACCGGATATATCAAAGTACAAGAATTCAGTATCCCTAGTGTCAGCAGTTATCGTAGTCGTTAATGTCTCACCTTCTGTAATGTCTGGAGCAGTCAACGTGTACTGTGGCGTAGATGTGTCTGATATTACAATCGTGGGTGATACTGCTAACGCGCCACTAGAAGGCGTCCTAGAAACATAAAAATTGAATGACTCGTTGCCTTCTCGAATCTTATCCTGCTTTAATGAAGTGATGATTGTACCGCTGCCCCCGGAAACAGTAAGTGCCTGTTTTGAGGAACTCGACGCATAACCAGAAACGAAATCATCGCTGGTTATGTTTGTACCTTGAATCCAATAGTAGTATTGATCGTCCGAGTCTGTTGTGTCAAAGGATGCGCTGTATGAAATATATGACTCATCAATTTGATCACTATCAACTGTCAGATCATATGTTAGGTTTCCTAGGATTGTATACTCCAAGGAAGTCAGTACAGTGCCTCCGGTAGAGGAGACGACTGCCGTAAATGTCTCTGGAGTTAAGTCCCCGTTGACTGCAAACTGTAGGACAGGGTCAGGAGAACTCGCTCCCCCAGACATAGTTACAGTTTGTGGAGAACCGACAGTAGGAACTGTTCCGGTAAAGTCTGCGGCATTAGTTTCCCCAAGAGTAACATAGAAATTAACATCTGAGTCAGTAATATTTGTGCCGCCAATGGCATAAGAAACCGAATCGCCCTCGGCGGCAGTAAATGGCGAAGGCGTGATAGTGTAGACTGGATCCGCATCTAGCAAATTAAATCCATCATTATCAGTAAACCCAGAAGTAGATGTGAACGATACTTGCCCGTTAACAACTCCTTGGTATGCTGGGTCAAAAGATGTTCCTGATAGTGCGTAAGAATCATTGATCCCGCTTACCAAGAACGAACCAGAATTTGTAATAAGTCTGGAGTCTGAACTTGCAGCACCAGAAACGCTCCAGTTAATGGTCTCACCGATCGTAGTTGAATCCACTGTAAGTTGAGCGACAAGGTCGTTACCCTCAACAATACTGCTCACCGAAAGATTGAATGTCGGTGCAGTTTCTTGCAAGAAGATACCCGTCGATCCTTTCTGAATACCGCCAATCGCTTCTGTCTGCAACGCAACTGTAAATGTTTCTAATTCAAACGGTATTGTGTCAACTTTAGTTCTCAATGTAAACGATCCGCTGTCGTTTGAGACTGAGAACGGTTCAGCATTTATTACTGATGGTGGAGGAGTAACAAAATCAGCATCGTTTGTATTTCCGTGAACCACATAATAAAACAGCGTCGTGTTCCCGTTGTTGGGAACGTTTGTCCCTTGAATATTAAACGTGATCAACTCTCCTTCGTTCGGAGTAGAATTGCTTGGTGTTATAGTATATGCTGAAATAAGGTCTTGAAGGTTGATCAACGATTCTGCTTTCGTTCTTCCCTCGTCATCTTTAACGACAACGTTGAACATTTCAGTGCCTTCCGTCTCACTCGAATCGACTCGAGTTGGAATCGAGAATCTACCGATCGCAGTCCCTGCACTGTCATTGATATCAAAATATCCTGGAGATAATTCGCTCGGTGGTGTTACCAAGAAATCAGAATCTGATGTTGAAATGTGTGAGATATAATAGAACAGCGCGGATGTATTATCCGGAACATCCGACCCGATTAGTGTGAAATCAAACGCAGTCCCTTCGAAGTCAGTAGATGATGGAGAGATAGACATAGAATACTCTGGGGTTGGTCTGTCAGTAACCGCAGAGTCTTGCATCATAATACTAGCAATCGATGTTGTTTCGCCGTCAATTAATACTTCTCCGGCAAGATACATTCCTGCCGGATGCGCAAACGTTTTAAAGATTTCTTTCCATTGAGAAATCGGAATACCAACACGGACTAATAATGCAAACGTTTGATAGAGTTTATCGTCTGTCAGGTATCGTAATGAATTGGGTCCTATTTGCGATTCGGTATCACCAATCTTAAATATATTTTCTTTTGGGTATATGACTTCAGCGTCCAAACCATAGAACGAACGAAAGAACCATTCGATAGCAAAACGAGTTCCCTTTGAACGGAACATAACACTTGAGAAATTAGCAGCAGCACGTAACTGTGTTTCGCGTTCTTCTGGCGTAGCATCCGGTTTGGAGAACCCTTGAAAGTATGCTTCGCCCAGAAGTAGTTCGTCTTCGATAAATGAAAGAAGAGTAATGTCGGTTTCGTTTATATCGCGAGAAGCGAATAGGTGGTTAAGCATCTCTGCCGAAGAACCGTCAGAATCCATGAAATCATAATAACTTTCTAACAGAGAAATAAATTTTGGATAAGATGCTGCAAAGTATTCTGGAAGAATCCCTTGTATTTTTGCTGTACGAAGATTTATATGCCTTCGGTTTTTATCCAAAAAATGATTATGCATAATTTACTCTGGTTTCGTTGGCCAAGGTACATCATCTAGACTTTCAATACTTTCTAGGTTCTCTGTGATATCTCTTAATGCTTGACGATAGATTGCCCATATCTCACGATCGTCATCGTCTAGTCCATTATCGTCCATACGAGTCCAGTCTGACATCGCAAGTTTGTTGTTTCTTTCGATCCTTAGATCTGTCCAAAATTTATTGCTATCAAATTGCCATCCAGACAAAGTCCAATAGTAATACTCGCCTGGTTTAGATGGTTTATTTTTCCATTCATTGTCCCAATACTTCGTTGTAGGATAATCCTGCCAATCAGAAATTCCATTTAGACTATGTATTAGATTTCCTACGCCATCAGAATCACCTTCGGATATCTGATAATTATAATTCAAGGACGTAGACATTACATGTATGCATTCACCAGTTTCCAGATTTGTATATGCCCATTTATTACTCATGTTATTACTTTCCCTATAAGATATCTAAACTCTAAAACATTTGTGGTAACGAGTATTCTATTGTAGGTGTTGTCATAGAAAGCTCTTGTATATGAAGCAACATTACTTTCTTCAAATTCAAAAAAATTATTCACCGCAACATAGTAATCTCTAATATTTTCTCCTGCAGGAGCATTAAAGATAGCGGTCCCAAAACCAGGAATAGCCCTCCCACTTGAAACAACTTCTATAAATTCTCCGGTGTTTGATGTGAAATTGACATTACCGTTTTCATCATAAATTTCTAAACCATATCCGGATGTGCTAGGATTAGGAGTTATGAGCCCAGACGTTCTATACCACTTTATTTCATCTGCACATTGACTATCAGATAATGCACTATAGTCTCCGTCGCACCAAGACCTTAATTGTATATTGCCCGATCCTGGATTAAACCATGTATAACTGACAGCAATAAAATCATTCGCTGCGACAGTGCCAGAGTAATATGGAGATGCCCATAACAAGTCTCCTCCAAGGAATACTGAATTTTGATTGATAAAACCTGCAGCAGATCCTTTACTAGCAATACCACTAGAATTGACTAAAGTATTAGCATATTTATCATCAATAATAATATTGCCTGAAGAGTTTTGTATCTCTAATCCATATGACATATTAACCTTTCCTAAAGACCCAATATTGGAATTCTGACGTAGAGAAATAAGATGAATTGTTTGTGAACGTTACAGTGCCATTACCTTTGGAAACAGAAGGCGCTTCTTGCATTAATAATTGAGTTGTATACACAACAAACTGATCAGTATTTCGTACATCCGAAATATTTACAGTAAGACTTGCTCCCTGAGCAATAGTAAGACCGTCGTCATAAGCGATTAAACTAGTTACATCACTATTTAAACCAATAATCAAATTATCGCTGTTATTGCGGATTTCTACCCCATAACTCATGACAACTTACCAAGTTTGACACGAATATTAGAACCTGCGTCTCTGATAGTGATCAGGTCACTCTTAATTGTCATCGAACCAACGCCTGTTTCTGTCGTGGTTATATCTAGCGCCCCAGTAACAGTCGCGTTAGAAAGTTGAACTTGATCACCATCAACAGTGAACGGTTGAATCTCATTGTCTGATGCATTAATAATCTTAAATGTATCAGCAGTTACTGAGAAGTTTGCGGTGTTGCCGTCATTGTCCAAACGAATACCTGCGATATGGTTATTCACGTCCAGATCTAAAGCATAAACAGCAGAAGCATTCCCTAAGTTGTCGACGGTAGCAGTCAATGCTGATACTGCTGAAGCATTTGCTGATAATCCTGTCGCCGAATCATTAATTGATGCTGACAAAGATGTGATGTCTGAAGATACAACACTCAGTTTATCGCTATCTGCATCAACTCTTGTCTTGAGTTCGTTGAACGCAGTTCCGTTTGCGCTTACACTATCTGCCAGATTGTTGTAATTTACTTCTAGGTCTACTATCTTTTGCGACTCAACGGTGAGACGATCGCTATCGCGTTCGATGCGAGTCTCGAGATCCTCTACTGCACTTCCGAGAACTTGTAGTACAAGGTCTGAATCAATACCTTCGGTCAGTGATGCTTCTAGGTTTGTTACCTTGCCAGAGATAATTGCAAGTCCATCGCTGTCGTCGTTGATCCTTGTGTGTATTCCATCAATAGCAGTCGCCATCGCAGAAGTAACAAACGCAGAGTCGAACAAGTCAAGTTTTGCAGAAACTGAATCGAAACTCTCAGACAGTATGGACAACCTACCGCTATCTTGTTCAATTCTTGTTCTAAGAAGACTGACCGCAGTACCATTCGCGCTTACACTATCGCGCAAGTCGTCCAAACTAATGGAAAGGTTCGAAACATCTTCGGATAATGCTACCAGCGAATCACTGTCTTGATTAATACGTACCCTGAGTTCATTAATTGCATCGCCTGAAACCTGTAATACAAGGTCTGAATCAATGCCTTCTGTTAGTGATGCTTCTAATGCAGTAACTTGTTCAGAAATAATTGCAAGTCCATCACTATCACGATTAATTCTTGTTCTGAGTTCGTCAGTTGCTGCGGCATTCGCATTAATTCTTACACCCAAATCTGAATCGAATGACTCGAGGTCAGATCTCAAATTAACAATCTTATGAGATTCGATTGTTAATCTATCGCTGTCTTGATTAATTCTTGTCCTTAATTCTTCAATCGCACTTGAAAAAGCAGAATCGCCGCCACCAGTTAATGAACTCTGCAAAGAAGTGATCTTTTCAGAAAGAACTAATATACCGCTATCGTTCAATTCGATCAATGCGCGAAGTTCGTCTCTTGCTGTCGCAGTTGCGTTTAAAATATAATCAGAATCTATTAGATTTAAATGTGACTCGATGTTTGTAATTCTTTCGCCTAGAATAATAATTCCGCTATCTGTTTGTTGGAATAATGTATAAAAACTATCGTAGGCGATATTGATGTGATTTACAATCATCGAAGAATCAACAGAGTTCATGGAGACGAGTGTACCGCCAACGTAATCTCTAATTGCTTTCGCTGTAGGAATAACTGAGTCGTGAGTGTAAATGTCTTGGGGATTGTCGATAAAACCTAGAACTGAAGTTTGATTGACATGATCAGTAAGCATACCGAATGTAATTGATCCGGTAGTTTTAATGTCACCGTCAAGGAGAATATCGTTGTTTACGATAAGGTCTTGATTGATAATGGCATTTGGTCCATCGTCAGCGATATTCCTAGAGAGACCATAGAGGAGATCTTTCTTGCGCGTAACCTTAGTTTTGTTACCGTCGCTCTTATCGTTAACAATCAGAACATCATCATCTGCTACATCTCGGAGTTCGTCAAGTTGTGAAATTCGTACGTCTGTCATTTTTCTGATAATCCCAAAAAATTATATACGGTTATTTATACGTGTTACAAAAGAAAAAGGCACCCGAAGGTGCCTTAAGGCACCCGAAGGTGCCTTATAAGTCAAATTAAACGAAACCTACTCTGGTGGAACAGTGTCATTAGTATCTATAGTAGGGTTGCCCTGTAGAGTCATATCAGTATTCCCCGAATAATCTACAAATCCTACACCGGCAGAAGATGATCCTGTTTCGTTTTCTGCCATACTTCTAATTAACGCAACAGTATTTGCTGTGACTGGCAATCCGGCAGTAGGCGGAGTATATGAGTATACTCCATTCGTGTGATATTCTGCAGCATTAGAGATTCGAATATCCGCTAGTTTACCTAGGAATCCATTGAAATTAGCCTCCATACCACCAATTTCAAGCGGATGATTTGAAGTTCGGAAACCACCACCTAATGATTCAGTTCGCTGATTCGTTTGTTGCGTGGAAGAGTTATAAATTGACCCTGTAATATCACCTCCATATCTAGTGATGGAAACATGATTCCAGACTTCTGCTTGAACAGAACCGATAAAGATAGTTGTGACGCTATAACCATTATTATAGCGCCTTAAATTCATCAAACCGCCTGATAGTTCTACCTCCCAAGATTGATTATTATATACCATTGGATCTCTTTTCGACATAACTTGTTCTGAATTGCCGTCGCTCTTAACCCAGAAATCTATGGTGAAATCATCAGAACCGAAGTTACCTATCGAAGTGTCCGATAATCTAATCGAATCGTCTGGATTGCCATCCGCGAACACATACGAAGCAATAGCAGGTTCTGACGCTTCTTCAACCGTAAAGGCAGAAGTCGTTGTTGTAGCATTACCATTCGCATCAGTCGCAGTAAATCTCATTGAGAACGAAGTCGCTTCGCTTCCTGGCGTTACCGTGAAGACGTTATCAGATTGTGTTACAGTAGTACCACTGAGCGAAGATTCAGGAGCATATCCAGCAAACGTATTACCAAAGTAAGCATTCGCTCCCTGACCAATTAGTTTTGTCGGTTGAGCAGAAAGATCGCTTCTGTCATAGACATACACTGCACCAGAATTATTTCCTGCATCGTCATCATTGTAACTACCAATCAAGATATTCGAAGCGGTTGCATAAACTTCCCATCCAAAACTATCGCTCGCAGCACCATCATATGCTGTCAACTTAGTTGGCGTTGCAGAGAGATCTGACATGTCATAAACATATGCTGCTCCAGTACTACTATTTTCACTCGTAGCACCAACTACCAATATATCGTCATCTGCGTATGCGTCAAGACCGAAATTACCGTTCTCTTCGTGTCCCATTACGATTACTGGTGCTTGATCAAGGTTGTTTCTATCATGGACGAATACGACACCTTTACGAACTCCATTGCCGTCTTTGTATTGTGAAGATCCAACAATGATCTTGTCGCTGGTCAACATCAATTCGCGATTTCCAGTCTCAGTATTATCTTGATATCCTATATTGGAGACAACGGTCGGTGCCGCCGAAAGGTCGCTGACATCGTAAACATACAACCTTCCAACGTTTTGTGCTCCGACTCCGTTATCATAATGTGATGCTGAAACAACAAGACTTTGATTGTCTGCTGCAACTACTGACCCGAATCGATCACCGCCATCGCCCAAGAACTCGCCTCCAGTCTGAGAGAGTTCAGTAGGAGATGCAGATAGATCGCTCAGAGAGTAAACATATACAACACCATTACTATCTGGACCACCCGATGATTGTCCAACGAACAGATGAGTATCGTTTATAGCAAGACCTTCTTGACCAAAGTTACTACTCCCTTCAGGAGAAGTCAACTTAGTTGGAGCAACACTCAGATCAGATTGATCATAAACATATACTTTCCCATTCCAGGTTGATACCGCCATGTGAGAAGGAGTTACTGAAATTTCTTGACCGAACCTATCTCCGCTAGCAACATCAGATGGGTATATCTCAGTAGGAGATGAACTTAGATCTCCATTCTCATATACGAACACCGAACCTGAATAGTTATTCTTGAGGAAGCTTCCTATCACAATCTGACTACCTCCTCCGGACGCTACTTCTTCAAACGACCAAGTAATTGCGTCACCTTCTACATCAGATCCAGCAGCAGTAATTACCTCAGCATCTCCACCCGCACTTAACAAGTACGAAGATTCAATACCAGCAACAACTGGTGCTTGGTTGACATATGTAAAGTCAAAGTCAGAAGTTACTGACGTTACATTGCCAGAAGTGTCAGTTGCTTTAAAGGTCAACTGGAAGTCAGCGTCAGTTGTTCCTGGCGTTACCGTAAACACGTTATCAGACTGTGCTACGATAGTGCCGTTGAGCGCAGATGTTGGAGAAATATCAAATATCTTAACCACTTCTGATCCAAAAGTATCGCCTTCAGCACCATCAAACGCAGTCAATATCGTTGGTGTAGCAGATAAGTCGTTGGCGTCATAAACGTATGTGGAACCTGTATTATTATTATCACCATACGCCGCAACAACAATATTATCATCATTGACTGATACAGAGTATCCAAATCTATCATCTGAAGTTGGTTCATTTGTAGGATCTAGTCGACCCAGATAGAAACTTGAATTTGGATTTAGGTCATCTTGGTAATTCGCATATTCAGGAAGATTGGCCAGATCATAAACGTAAGCTTTGCTCTGGTCTGAAGCACCGACAACAAGTTTATTATCACTTAGTCCAACTGATACACCAAACTTATGGGATGCGTATCCATAAATTGTTGTTTCTGGGGTTGATGATAGATTATTGAGATCGTAAACATAAACAAGACCGGCAATCCACCCACCGACTGCAAGTTTTTCTTCGTTGGCGCTCAATGCTTTACCGAAGTATGCCGTAGTGCTCGCCTGATGCTCAATTTCAGTAACAAGAGATAATGAATCAATATCATAAACATAAACCGATCCAGCTCTATTACCGCCGTGATTATTGAATGGATCAGAAACAAAGATATAATTCGAATTCGACGTAACTTTGTCACCAAAGTCATTTGTTTCGCCCGTTAATATCGTTGGAGTCGCAGTGAGGTCATTGGCATCATAGACATAAACTTTACCCACCGCTCTGCTAGAAATAATTACTTTATCAGAAGATGAGGTGACTGAATATCCAAATTTATTTCCTGATGCTCCATCAGGTGCAGTAATTTTTGTCGGCGAAATAGATAGATCAGTCATATCGTAAACGAAAGCTGCACCAGCATCGTTGCCTAACGTATCATCACCATCAGCAGTAACAATAAGGTTGTCTCCAATTATTTCGAAATCCCTTCCAAAGAAATTTGTGGCACCTGCTGGAGTATCTAACTTAGTCGGAGTTGCAGATAAATCTGATGAGTTATAGATATAGACCGAACCATCGTATCCATCATCTCCAAGGGCGGCAACCACCACATAACCCGAAGATCCACCAAGAACCTCTTCAAACGACCAAGTAATATCTTCGCCCTCAGCATCAGTTGCAAGACCAACTATCTGAGTGTCCTGACCTTGTGTCAGTGTATATGCTGCATCAATGCCAGCGACCGATGGTGCTTGGTTGACATAATCCAGCGTGAAGTCAGATGTTGTAGAAGTTACATTGCCAGCAGTATCCGTTGCCTTAAAGGTCAACTGGAAGGTAGAATCCTGTTGTCCAGGAGTTACTGTAAACACGTTATCAGATTGTGTTACAGTGGTACCGTTGAGTGCAGATGTAGGAGAAATTGCAACTTGAGCAACTGAATAACCGAACAGACCATATGCAACGCCATCAGATGGAGTCAGTTTAGTCGGTTGAGCAGATAGATCGTTAGTGTCATAAACATAGACCGAACCAGAGTCAGATGCATTGTCGTCATCTCGCAATGACCCTACAAAGATCTTATCAGCAGTAACAGAAACAGTTTCTCCGAAGTTATCATTATCGCTGCCATCAAATGCAGTCAACTTAGTTGGTTGAGCAGATAGATCGTTAGCGTCATAGACATAAACTGAACCAGTGTTAGAGTTTATCCCGCTTGACCCGTTGTCGTCGTCACCAGTGGCACCAACAACAATTTTGCCGGCGCCAGCAGAAATTGCTTTTCCGAAGTTATCATTATCGCTGCCATCAAACGCTGTTAGTTTAGTTGGTTGCGCTGACAGGTTATTTGCGTCATAGACATAGACTGAACCAGAGTTAGACCCGTTGTCGTCGTCGTTATATACACCAACGACGATCTTATCATCAGTAACAGCAACTGAGGAACCGAAGTAATCATTCGCAGCACCATCAAATGCTGTCAACTTAGTCGGTTGCGCAGAAAGATTGTTCGCATCATAAACGTAGACTGAACCAGACAATGATCCATTGTCGTCATCATAGATTGCACCAACGACGACCTTATCGGCAGAAGTAGCAATTGACCATCCGAAGATAGCACCCGGATCAGCATCAAACGCTGTTAGTTTCGTTGGTTGAGCAGATAGGTCATTGGCGTCATAGACATAAACTGCGCCAAATTGAGAAGTCCCGCCATATGCACCAATGAAGACCTTATCATCAATAGCAGCAAGTGATGTACCGAAGTTATCGTACGCAGTAGCATCAAATGCAGTTAAGTTAGTCGGTGTAGCAGATAGGTTGTTTGCGTCAAAGACATAAACTGAACCAGATTGGGTCCCGTTGTCGTCGTCACCAGTGGCACCAACAAAGATCTTGCCGGCAGCAGCGACAATTGATTTGCTGAAACTATCACCGGAAGCACCATCAAACGCAGTCAACTTAATTGGTTGCGCTGACAGGTCATTTGAGTCATAGACATAGACTGAACCAGAGTTAGTTCCGTTGTCATCGTCATAGCGTGCACCAACAAAAACATATTTAGAATCAGAACCTAATGTTTCTTCGAACGACCAAGTGATCGCATCACCTTCTGGATCAGTTGCCGCAGCAGTGATCACAGTGTCCTGACCTTGAGTCAGTGTATATGCTGCATCAATGCCAGCGACCGCTGGCGGTTGGTTGACAAAGTCGTAAGCGAACGTTGGTGTGACCGAAGTTGCGTTACCTTCGCTGTCAGTCGCTGTAATGCGCAACTGGAAGTTCGCGTCAGCAGTTCCTGGAGTTACTGTAAATACGTTATCAGACTGTGTGATAGTCACACCGTTGAGCGAAGAAGGTCCAATCGACGCTGTACCGCCCGATGCATATGGATTGCTTTCTAGGTCAAATGTATGGACTAATGACAAGTCGTTAGTATTATACACATAAAGTTTATCGTCTGCAGATGATTGCGCTCCAACATATAACCTGTCACCGACGAGCGACATATAATATCCATAATTTGTGCCTAACTCCACCGTCTCCGCGGAAGTTGTCAGTCCACTTATGCCTCCCGAGAGATCATACTTAATGAATTTACCATCATTATCACCAACCTTACTTACAAACAAAAGATCGTCATCAGTTAATAGCGTAATAAATCCGTACATCGAGTTTTGAGTAGCATCGCTCGGAGTAAATCTGGTCAATTCGTTATACGAGTCGTTTACGTCTAAAACCCATATAGTTCCAGCAGATAACGCACTACCCTCATCGTAATAAGCAGATCCTACAACAAGGTAGTTGTCATTTATAGCGAACGTTCTGCCGAAATATTGATTAGATTGCGTAGTAGAACCATAAATTATGAAATCTGCATCTTTAGGACTTTCAAGTTTGTTTGCACTTGCGAATGGATCATTATTAAACACAAGAGAATCTATATTAAATCCTGCAATTAGTCCAACGCTGTTGTTAGTACCTGGTTCCCGACCACTAGTTTGAGAAACATAAAGTATACCATTGTGTATTTTTATTGTACCGCCGAAATTTTGGTGCGGGTAATCGCCTTCGATAAAGAGTACCAGTTCATATGTTGTTTCGTCGAATACATATACTCCACCATAATTGTTTGACCTTCCTCTAGCACCAATGTATATCTTACCTTCATGTACGACAGGAGCACAATCAGCGCTGAAATAGTGATATGCATTTCCTGGTGCATCTGGCGGGGTGATATTATGCAAAAATTCGAATGTTTCTGCATCATAAACGCCTACTGCTCCTATATTGTCAGTACCTCCTACGCTAACACCATGAGCACTAACATAGATCTTTCCGTTGTAAACAGATACATTCGCGCCATCGGCATCTTGAACACCTGCATATGGATTGCTCAAATATGCTACCGGAGTATTTAAGTCAGATGTTTCGTAAACTACTACTCTGCCAATATTTGAACCGCCAGAGTTAGTCCAATAAGGTTGTTGTACGAATGTATAAGAACCGCTAGTTACTTCCTCAAACGACCAAGTGATCGCATCGCCTTCTGGATCGACCCCAGTAGCAGTGATCACAGTATCCTGACCTTGAGTCAGTGTATATGTAGACTGGATTCCAGATACTGCTGGCGGTTGGTTGACAAAGTCATAAGCGAACGTTGGTGTGACCGAAGTCGCATTACCTTCCGAGTCAGTTGCTGTAATGCGCAACTGGAAGTTCGCGTCAGCAGTTCCTGGTGTTACTGTGAATACGTTATCAGATTGTGTTACTGTGACACCGTTGAGAGCAGATGGTGCTGGGTATCCTACCATATCTGCTGTAAAGTTAGCATACTCTCTGGATCCAGCAATTTCTTGAGGAGCAGAACTTAAATCAGTTCCGTCGTATACAAACAATCTGCCTGTGGAATTATTTACATCTGATTCTCCAACAAACAGATTATCTCCAACGATTGCAAGGTCATCCCCGAAAGCACCACCAGCGCCGTCATTAAGAACAACTGGTGCAGCAGAAAGGTCAGTCATGTCAAATACATGAACCTTTCGAGTGTTACCGTCATTTTGAACCATCAAATACTTCGAAGAAACTGCAAGGAATTTTCCAAAATAATCGTTGGTAGACCTGTTTGAAGCGGTCACAATCGCCTGAGGCGAAGACAAATCGTTGAGGTCATAGACATACACAGTTCCTGCATGCGTCAAACTTCCCTCATAACCGTATACTGAACTGAACACTAAATGCGTTTCAGTGACTTCCATCCAACCGTTGTCTAAACTAATATTCATCGGATTGTTTATAACTGTAGGTGCAGCAGACAAATCATTAGTGTCCCAGACCTGCACTATACCATATGCTTCGTTATAAGCACGATTTTGCGTTGCAAATAATTTGTTTCCTGCAACTCTAATTTTCTTAGCGAATTGTTGGTGACTTTGGGCACTGCTGGAATAAAGAACCGTTGGACTCGCATTTAAATCATTCAAATCATAAACAGTTATTTGACCGAAATTACTGTTTTGATCTGGTTGTCCGACATATAGTTTATTGTCAAATAATGCAGTTGAATCAACTGAAGGGTTATTTGGTATTTCGATAGGTGCTGCAGATAAATCGCTAAGGTCGTAGACCCATGCAGTCGTTCCCGTCATACCTGCAAATTTTCCGCTACCAACAGACAACTTAGACAAACCCTTCGGTAAGGTAGTCACAAGATTCATTGTAGATGGGTCATATACTCGAGTATTGCTTCCATCTCTCACGAAAACGTATGATTCGCCCACTTCCTCGAACGACCAAGTGATCGCATCGCCTTCTGGATCGACCCCAGTAGCAGTGATCACAGTGTCCTGACCTTGAGTCAGCGTGTACGCTGCATCGACGTTAGAAACGACTGGCGGTTGATTGACAAAGTCATAAGCAAACGTTGGTGTGACCGAAGTCGCATTACCTTCGCTGTCAGTCGCTGTAATGCGCAACTGGAAGTCGGCGTCAGCAGTTCCTGGTGTTACTGTGAATACGTTATCAGACTGTGTTACTGTGACACCGTTGAGAGCAGATGGAGCAACATTCGCTGAAACTGAACCTCCGAAGAAATCGCTCGCAGCACCATCAAACGCTGTTAGTTTTGTTGGTTGCGCTGACAGGTCATTTGCGTCATAGACATAGACCGAACCAGAATTAGTTCCGTTGTCGTCATTAAGACGTGCACCAACCACTATCTTATCAGCGGTAACAGCAACTGAGTAACCGAATTGATCATTCGCAGCACCATCAAACGCTGTTAGTTTAGTCGGTGTAGCAGACAGGTCATTTGCGTTATAGACGTAAACTGAACCAGAGTCAGTCCCGTTGTCGTCATCTCGAGGCGCACTAACAATGATCTTATCGGCAGCAGTAGCAATAATTTCTCCGAATTTATCGCCTGCAGCAGCATCGAAAGATGTTAGTTTCGTTGGTGTAGCAGATAGGTCATTGGTGTCATAAACATAGACTGAACCAGAGTCAGATCCATTGTCGTCATCAAGATATGCACCAACAATGATCTTATCAGCAGTAGCAGCAACAGAGATACCGAATCTATCGCTCGTAGCACCATCAAATGCTGTTAGTTTAGTTGGTTGAGCAGAAAGGTCATTTGCGTCAAAGACGTAAACTGAACCAGAGTCAGATCCATTGTCGTCATCAAGATATGCACCAACAATGATCTTATCAGCAGCAACAGCAACTGAATTGCCGAATTGATCATTCGCAGCACCATCAAACGCAGTTAACTTGGTCGGTGTAGCAGAAAGATCGTTTGCGTCAAAGACGTAAACTGAACCAGTATTAGTATGGTTGTCGTCATCATAAGACGCACCAACAATGATCTTATCAGCAGTAGCAGCAACTGATACACCGAAGTAGTCCTCCGCAACAGCGTCAAATGCTGTTAGTTTAGTCGGTTGGGCAGATAAATCGTTGACATCATAGACATAGACTGAACCAGAGTTAGTTCCGTTGTCGTCATCCCAAGGCACACCAACGAAGATCTGATCAGCAGTAGCAACAACTGAGTAACCGAATTGATCAACGTTAGCACCATCAAACGCAGTTAGTTTAGTCGGTTGAGCAGATAGGTCATTGGCGTCATAAACATAAACTGAACCAGATCGATCCCCGTTGTCGTCGTCACCATATGCGCCAACAACTACATAACTTGACCCTGACGCTACTTCTTCAAACGACCAAGTGATCGCATCACCTTCTGGATCGACCCCAGTAGCAGTGATCACAGTGTCCTGACCTTGAGTCAGGTTGTATTCTGATACAACACCAGAGACTATAGGTGCCTTGTTGACATAGTCGTAAGAGAATGTTGACGTCTTAGTTGTGACATTACCCGCTGCATCAGTAACTTTGAAGCGCAGAGTAAAGTTCGAGTCAATTGATCCTGGTGTGATTGTAAACACGTTATCAGACTGAGATACAGTGACATCGTTGAGCGAGGATGGGGCAGAAACCGCAGAAATTCTAATACCGAAATTATCACTCGCAGCACCATCATATGCAGTTAGTTTCGTTGGTTGAGCAGATAGATCGTTTGCATCATAGACATAGACTGCACCAGCATTTGACCCTTTGTCGTCATCTTGACCCGCACCAACAAAGATCTTGTCATCAGTAGCAGCGACCGACTGTCCAAACACATGATAGTCTATAGGATCAAATGCTGTCAACTTAGTTGGTTGAGCAGAAAGGTCATTGGCATCATAGACATAGACTGAACCAGAATTAGTTGCGTTGTCGTCATCTTGATGCGCGCCAACAATGATCTTATCAGCAGAAGTAGCAACCGAATATCCAAAATTATCGTCCGCAGCACCATCAAACGCTGTCAACTTAGTTGGTTGAGCAGATAGGTCATTGGCGTCAAAGACATAAACTGAACCAGATCTAGACCCTCTGTCGTCGTCAGCAAACGCGCTAACAACTATCTTATCGGCAGTAGTAGAAATCCTATATCCGAAGAAATCGGCCGCAGCACCATCAAATGCAGTTAGTTTAGTTGGTTGAGCAGAAAGATCATTCGCGTCATAGACGTAAATTGCACCGGAGTTAGACTCGTCGCCATATGCAGCAACAATGACCTTATCGGCAGCAACAGCAACTGACGATCCGAAGAAATCGAGCGCAGCACCATCAAACGCAGTTAACTCAGTTGGCGTAGCAGACAGATCGTTTAAGTCATAGACATAAACTGAACCAGAGTTGTTTCCATCTTGATCAGTAGCTGATGCTCCAACAAAGATCTTGTCGCTAGTAGTTGCAACTGAGACGCCAAAAGCATCACCCGCAGCACCATCAAACGCTGTTAGTTTAGTCGGTTGAGCAGAAAGGTCATTGGCATCATAGACATAGACTGAACCAGAGTTAGTTCCGTTGTCGTTGTCACTATGTGCGCCAACGATAATCTTGTCAGCGGAAAAAGTAACAGAAGATCCGAACTGCTGACCAACCACAACACCATCAAATGCAGTTAGTTTCGTTGGTTGAGCAGAAAGATCATTCGCGTCATAGACATAGACTGAACCAGAGTTAGATCCATTGTCATCGTCGCCGGATGCACCAACTACTACATAACTCGTACCAGATTTAACTTCCTCGAACGACCAAGTGATCGCATCGCCTTCTGGATCAGTTCCGACTGCTGTAATTACAGTATCCTGACCTTCTGTCAGAGTGTACGATGCATCGATGTCAGAGATGACTGCAGGAAGGTTCGCGAACTTAGCAAGACCTGTTGGGTCATAAATTGCAACATCCTTACCAAACTGGTAACCAGATACCGGACCTCTTGGAGAAACAATTTGCTTCATGTTTGTGCCGTCAAGGTCGAACGTGTATACAATACCGTCGGTATTGTTTCCAGAAACTCTCCCTTGAACTGCAGAAATCGCAATCTTATTATTTGCAATACTTAAAGACCCAGCAACTTCAGTGGCAGCACCCGCGACCTCGTCCGAAGAAAGTCCATAAGAAGAGTCCATCATATCAATCGCAAACAATCCAGAACCGTCTAAATTACATACAAAAGCAACTCCAACACTTCCTCCATCTACAACGATCTTATCGTTTCCGATTGCTACGGATTTATATCCAACTCGCTGAGTAGAAGGTATTGTATAATTCGACCCCCAGTAAGAACTCAATGGAACATTACTGCAATCGACTGCGATTTCGTTTGATCCATCTAAATTATAGATGTAGAAAATTGCGTCTGTATGACTATCGCCGAATACAATCTTACCGTTACCAACTGCGAGGCGGCAAGGATTCCATAAGCTTTCAGTGGCAGCCTTCGAAGGCGTGATCATTGTTTCGCTAGCACCTGTTGTATCGTCGATATCGTAGGTGAAAATTCTCCTAGTAGTGCCCAATCCTGACGCAACAACAACCTTTCCGTTTCCGACGTCAATCGTCGATGGAATCAAAGTATAATTCCCACTGGTTGTAAATGCTGCTTCTAAGTTACCTGTAGTGATATCGTAACGCATTAACTTTTTGCGATAACCACCAACTATTCCTAGGGTGTGTAGTTTATTCCCATCGAGTACGAAATCGTAATCTTCAGTACTGTTAGAACCATCCAAAGTAAACGATGTTGGTTCATTTGTAGTAGTCAGATCATACACGTATGCTGTTTTGGATTCATTGTGAATTACAACGAGTTTTCCTTCAGAAGCAATTTCTATGTTCGAAGCATATTGCGAATTCGAAGACTGAGTTAAACCTTCCGGTTCTGGAAGTTCGATTACGTTTTCGCCGTTCATGTCCATTACATAAACTTTGCGATCTGTTGCATAAGTCTTGCGACCTTCAGCAACGATCAGTTTCTCAGGATAAGGACCAGGAACATATGTCATGTTCGTTCCGATTTGGTTATTGTTCTGATTATTATTTAAAGTATCAAAACCTGTCACATCATATTTTGTAATAAACGACCCGTTGTGATCGTATTGAAAAATTAATCCAGAATTAGATACGCCGCTTGTTTCTTCGAACGGTGCTCCAACGAAAAGGTATTCTGAGGTCAACTCTAAAGATTTACCAAACCCTATTCGTCCAGAAGAACGTTGCTGCGTATGGTGTCCTGTGAATGATACTTCAATATATTCTTGAGATACACTTTCTAGGTCAAAGATATAACACTTGCTGGCGCCTTCTGCGCCGACCGCCATCTTAGAACCATAGAACGAAATATCGCCGCCGAATAGAGATAATCCGCCCTGCGGAGCATCGAATGTTCTTAAAAGGTTGCCTGATAAATCGTACTCATAAACTTTTTGAGTGCTAGATCCAGCAGCAGAAATATAAAGTTTGTCGTTGTGAAATTTGACTGCACTACCAAAATTTGATTGATTGGGGAGAGCAGGATAAATTGTAATCACATTCGATCCGTCTTCATCCATTAAATCTACTTTGCCTTTGAAACTAAAGCTAGGATAATATTCTGATCCGATTGCAATTTTTCCACTACCTACAGCAATTCTATCGGTACCATTGCCTGAGTAATCATTTGCCGAACCAGGAAATGTAATTTTAGTCTCATTACTTCCATCATGATCGTACACATAAACAGCGCCACTGGCAGTTCCTGATGTATTATCACCAGGAGCAGAAACGAAGATTTTAGTATCAGACATTTGAACCGACATGCCAAAGTTTACACCATTTGGCCCTGATATATTCGCCAATTCATTCCCTGAATGATCGAAAACTTTTACTGCATTACCGTTATATGCTACTGCAATTTTGTCGGAAGTAGCAGCGAATACTTGTGTTTGTATTGGAGCGAATCGCTCTATTGTACTATCGGTCAAATTCAAAAATTGAGGGTGGTAAGCATTTCCAACAAGAAGGAAATCGTTTCCTTTAAGTATTGGACCCGATGAGGCATTTAAAAGGATTTGCGCTACCGCTGAAGTTAGATGTCTAAAACGCATTTTTAGTTCTCCTGGAAACTACTGATGTGCCCCGCGCTGTTCGCGCAGGGTTTTAATTCTTTTATAATAAAAAGAGCGAGCAATTAGCTCGCCTCTCCAACATACGCACCATATACATCCGAACCAATTTTCCAAAGGTTAACAAGATGTACACCGTCAGTACCACTAAGGTCTGGTGCTTCGCCGCCAACCCACTTAGTTGTTGGCCAAGTTACTGAGTTGCCGTTGCTAGTAATATGCAATGTAATGCTTTCACCTGCAACCCAACCAGCAGCATAAGAGTATGTAGTAGAACCAGACAACGTGTGAGTCGCAAGACTACCGTTAGAAGGATCGACTGATACTGATGTTCCTGACAATGGATCGACGCTCTCAGTAAAATGAGCAGAGACTACTGAAGATGCTGAGACAGATGACGCTGAAACAGATGATACATCCAAAGTTGCATCGGTTCCGTCAGTACCAACATTAAGAACTACATGAGAACCTGTTGGCGTTGTGCTGTTACCCGCAACTGTACCTGCCAGCGTACCACTAAATGTAGCACTTGTGCTTGATACGTCGACGATGACAGTACCAGCATCATTAATAACATCACCCTTGAATGTTGCTGGAGAGAGACCGTCCTTTGCATCCAGTACAACAGAACTGGCGTCGGTAGGATCGGCAGGGTTATGTCCTACCTTTTCAGCATAACCAACGTCTGTAAGTGAAACGAGGTCTGAGATGGTGAGTTTTTTAGAGACGTCTTCGCTAACGTCTACGATTGCGACGATATCGTCTGAAGCAGGTGATCCAGAAAGTTGTGGAAGATCTGTAAATTTGATTGCCATTTTAGATTTCTCCTAAAATTTGAATTTTTTTTTTATTTTTTTATGACGACGTTATTCGCCGTCTAGTGACGACTCTACTAGGGTAGCAAGACCCTGATAATCACCATATACATCAGAATTTAGTTTCCAAAGTTTTATGATATGCTTTCCGCTCGTATCACTTAAATTAGGAGCAGAACCTCCAATCCAGTATGTGGCGGGCCAAAGAACTTGGTTTGCGCCACCATGAAGATGTAATAATATACTTGCACCTTCTTCCCATGTTGAATCGTACGCATACGATGTAGAACCAATAATATCGTGAGAAATCAAACCACCGTCAGAAGGATCGATATTAACAAAGAGACCCGATTGGGTATTAATTGTGTCAATATTCAGAGGGATCTCGTCGATTCTGGAATTAATATGATCGCTGTCAATTAATGAAACGATCGCATCCGAATCTAACCAATCTTGCCTAGGAGTCGCCAATAACATATCAGCAATTGTAATTTTCTTAGAACGACTCTGACTTACATCAACGAAAGCAATAACATCTGAATCTGCTGGAGATCCTAAGTGCTTTGTCAAGTCGCTCGTTTTAATTCCTGGCATTTTAGTCCCTCATGATCTAACGCTTTTGTACTTATTTATACGAAATAATTATTCAAGATTAGCACTATCTTCAACACTGCTAAAAATTTCTGACCCGTCTAAATTTAACGTGTCAACATCGTATTGAGTAATGATAGATTGATTTCTTGAAGCATCTTTATATAGGTTAATTTTCATTTCGAAATCTAGCGTGTAGATGATAGTTCTTCTTGCTTCTAGAACTGCTTCATAGTCGTCAGAAAAAGTGACACCTTGTAATGTTACAGGCGTATCTTCTTTGACGTCATCAAAATCTGATAGCGGATTCACGGTAAGCGTATAGTGAGGTGTGAAGTATGGTAGGATTTGCTCAACCACCTGTAATGCATCGTCCTGAGACTTTGCATAGATGTTCAGTTGGAAAGAAATATTATATGGTGAAGGACTGTATAGTTTAGTGCGAGTGCTCTCAGTATCCGTGTCACCTGCCTTTGGGCAGAAGTTCATTTTCGGTAATTGTCGAGTAGCATCATACTGCATCGCTACGATCTCGAATGACATACGAGGCAACTTGATCGCGATCTGACGTTCGTCCGCTCCAGCAGCGTTCATTTGATCAATACGTGCCAAGAAGTCTCTGCGTGGACCATAGGATAATGGCACTTTGGTTTCGCTCAAAACATTACCGGAACTGTTTTTACGAACAATGTGAATGTCATTGAACAGTGTACCGAATACAGCAACTGCCTTTCGTATTCTTTGATTGTAGAAATGATCGCCGAACATTAGGTTGGGTCTCCGAATGGGTTGCTTTCACTGAAGTCGATGATCATATCGCCAACGTCTTCGAAGTCGTTGTTTTGTGCTTCGACTGGTAAACTCTCTGCCGAGTCACCGTCATTAATATCATCAAGGTCAGCGATACCTGTGTCGAAGTCTTCTTTATTGTATTCAAAGAGTTCACAACGCAGTTTAAACACTGGTAGGTTCTTTAATTGAAAGAACGGTTGCTGCGTTTCACAACGTGTGATCTCAAATATAGAGTTAGAGAGTGTCAGATAAATCAGATCACCCTCGCGTGGGCGAGCGAATGACTCTGTTACTGTTTGTTCGTGATGCGCAACAGTAGTATTCCAACGACGCTTTGCTACAACGAACGTAGCAGCATCGCGGATCTCAACGCCGAACTTAGTAAAGAGGTCGCCTTCTCCATCGAACCCTTCGGTGTTCTCGATGTACATCTCAATCTTGTATGCGTTGTCGAACCTTGATACTGAGTCATCAACAAAGATGCGGTCGCGGTTGACAATCTCGCGAGGAATGTAATAGACATCCTGCCCATACATCTTGAGCGATTCAATAATTATGTCCTCGTACATCAATTGTTCGCTACG